AAAGCTGTTGGCGAGAGAGCTGGGACGAATACTACGTCAAAGAACACGTTTAAGAGTCGTCTCAAGTTAAGTCCATTCGGCGAACTTCCAAGTGTCAAAGATGCCTTGGGTGAGAGGTGCCACACCTACCCTCCAAACCCGACAAGCACGTCCCATTTCGCTCGTTGCTTAGCTCGTATGCAGCGTGGGAATGTTACGTATGAGCAAGGTATTTTGGACAGGGCTGTGCGAGATCTTTCTGATTCCCTGCAGACTATACCTGCAGTAAAGTCTCACGCGACTAGAGTGCTTACGCTGTTCGAAGCCATCAACGGCTACCCGGGGATTAAACATTATCCCATGGATACGTCTGTTGGTTTTGGTTTGAAGGGAAGGAAGATAGATTATTTCGAAACCACGTGTGCTCCTGGAGGGTGTGGTGATTCTGATTGTTGTAAGTACCACCCACTCCCCTCTGAATACGTTGTTCCTGGCCGCGAGGTTAATTATTATCCTACACCGCAGCTGTTAGCTCAAATCGCGTCCCTTGAAGAAGCCCTCCTTGCCGGGGAGGTGGACCTCGCTATTTTTCGAGCGGCGCTGAAGGATGAGCCTGTTAAAGTAGGGAAGGAGAAGATCCGCGTGTTCTTTGTGGGCATGTTGGCCTTTAACCTTGTAGTGCGGCGCTATGTAACTCCGTTGTTTGCGGCGCTGCAGACAGACATGTCTTGCTCGGAATGTGCCGTTGGCATTGATGTTGCATCACTCCAGTGGGACACGCTTATGACTCGGCTTGATTCATACAATGGTAGATCTCGCATTGCAGGGGATTATTCGAATTATGATAATTCGATCCCCGAGTGTTTGATAAGTGCTGCTTATAGTGTTGTCCATGAAGTCGCGCGTAGTGCTGATTGGGATGGACGCGCTTTGGAGATTATTGATGCGCTCCGGGTTAACATGATGAACCCTATTTATATTGTGCTTGGCACCGTTTACCGGGCTTCTGGGACGAACCCTTCTGGTGTGGCTATTACCACGTACGTGAATTCTCTAGTGAACTGCCTCGTGCACCGGTATGCATTCTTTGAAAAGAATCCTGGGACGACCGAGCAATTTTCTAAACATGTAGCTCTCGCTACATATGGCGATGATGTGTTAGGTGCTGTTCGCGTTGGCTCACAGGTGTCGCCAATTGATAATCACGACGTGTGCCGAGTTGCGGGTGTGTTCGGTATGGTTTATGGGGCCATTGACAAGAATTCTGATCTGCCGCGTTTATATGCGCGCGAGCAGGTGTCTTTTTTGAAGTGTGAGAACGTTTTTGCCCCTGACCTTAGGCGTCAGATTGGTGTGCTAGACAAGGCTTCCATAGCTAAGTCTTTGTACTTTGAGCGCAATAAGGGGCTTGAAGCACGCAGAAGTACCTGCGAATCTGCCCTTAGGTTGTATTCTCGCCATGTGTTCGCGCGCCGGGCTCAACTTGGGAGTTATGAGCGTCTGCGTGCGGAATTGGCTGAGACGTTGTATCCGGATGTTGATCTTAGTGTCGCTGAGCGCGCGCTCCCGTCGTATGACACTCTGTTGGAAGAGGCCAAGGAGGTGGTTCGACACACTCCTTGCTTGGAAGGGTTGTTGGGTGAATTTTGATCTTGGTTTTCCCTCCATATTGAGTGTCCTATTGTTCGCGTGATTTATGCATGTTATATTGCTGAATGAGCGTGTTTTAAAATAAATAAATAAAAAGTAAAAAACAGTAAAAAACAAATAAACAGTCTGAATGCTTTGTATGTTTTGTAGCGTGCTGTTGCATTAGGTGACGTGATTCGCGTGTAGTGTGGCTTGAGTGCTCTTAGGATTGGAAATGTCTTGATGTATAAATTTTAAAAACATTTTGCTCTTTGAGTTCGCTTGGTTTAATAGCCAATTTTAATAAGTTTTATTATGGAAGAATCTAAAGGAGAAAACGTTGTCCTCATGACTGACTTGCCTGAGAAGGAAGTAATGAATGATCTCCTTCAGCAAACTACCATCGATTCTGTAGGCACTCCGGACGAAGGCTCAATGCCCGTTGTGAATGATACCAGCGAGATATCTAAATTTTTGTCCCGCTTTGTGTCTATTGCCACTTATACGTGGCCTGTGGGGAGTGAGCCGTATTTTGCGGCCGACCCGTGGACACTGTTTTTAACTAAGTCAGCTATAGCGGAGAAAGTTAAATACTTCTCCCGTCTTAGGGCTAATTTGGTCATTCGTCTTAATATTAGTGCGACCCCTTTCCACTATGGTGCCGCGATGTTAACGTACCGCCCGCATCCAGGCTTATTGACCACGGAAGATTATCAATATAATTTGGCCGTCGCGTCAGAAACGAGCACGCCGTCGGAGTCTTTACGTATAGTCCAATCGCAACTTCCCGGAATCCGGTTTAATCCTTGTTATGACACTTCGGTTGAGCTAGTGTGCCCATACGTCCATCATCGTCCCGGCATTGAATTGGCCTCTGGTGCCTTTGACGACATAGCAACAATTGCCATTGTTGGGTTAACGGCTTTGCGCCATGCTAATGGTGGCACTAGCCCTATAACTATTGATGTTTTGGCGAAGTTGCAAGATGTTGTGCTTGATGTCCCCACGGCAATTTCTCAAGGTTTTACGCTTAGTGAAGCTGCGAAAGTTGTTGGCGATGCTCTGACGTTGGGAGCTCGCGCTTCACGAAAGGCGGCTGAGTGGGCGCCTATGGTAGCCAATGCCTTTGCGATGCTGGGCTTTTCTCGGCCAAATGTCCGTGAACTTCCCTCTTCCGTTCGGGATATTCCTTACGCTCTTGCCAATTATGACTTGGATGATACGTGCGAACGTTTAGCATTGTCTGCGAATTCCGAAGCTCAGATTGATGGAGTTTCGGTTGGTGACGCTGAGGTCGATAACCTGACGTGTTCTACTTTGGCTGCTCGTCCGTCTTATCTAAAGGCGGCGACTTGGACGACGTCTGATACGCGCGGCACGTTCATGCTCGGTAGTATCGTGTCGCCGCAGCAGTCTAAAATTGCGACCTACCAGAAAGGTGCAATTGGCGGAACGACATTTCAAACTGTTCAGCACGCCACGCAAACACCGGCCGCCTTCGTGGCAAACATGTTTACTCACTGGAAGTGCGATGTTGTGTATCGCTTTTCAGTTGTCGCCTCGCCATACCATAAAGGAAGATTGCGTATTTGGTACGATCCGAATCCTTCCACTTTTTCTTCGCCTGAACTCAACCTCACCAATTCTACGGTGTTGGATTTGGCGGAATCACCCGTACAGGAAGTGCGTGTACCGTGGCAGAATGTTCGCGATGCCGCGCGCACGCATAGTGCTTTTTATCAGAATACGTTTAATTCCCTTCCACCTTTTGATATCCGAGTAACGGCAGTCACCCGCGAGGAGTGCAATGGTATGATAATTTGTGAGGTTCTTAACCCACTGACGGCGCCAGCTGTCGTGACCGAGGTTTATGTGCTTGTCGATGTGTGGGTTGAGAATTTCGTCGGCTATGGACCGCGCATTCCGCGCGGCCCAATGTTACAAACAGCGTGTGGCGAATTTCAATCCGTGCCGTACACCCCTATCAGTTACGATGTTTCTTGCGGCGACGCCGTTGCCTCCGTACGCCAGTTGTGGAAGAGATATTCGTGTGGTTACGCGGCTCAGTGTCGTATTCCTGCCGGATCTGCGGTGGTAGGCGAGTTACGTTGTCTGCTCCCCATTTACACGCCACCACCTGGGTACGTGCCACTGGCCGGGGATGGTCTTGACCAGTCGCCTGAAGCCAATCCAATTAATTATACCACCTATACGTTTTGGTCGTACATTTCCGCGGCATTCGCTTTGGCACGTGGTTCCTTGCGTCACAAGATTGTTTTGTTGAGCCATGACGCAACTGAGCTTAAGACGGCAATTGCCGCGGTTCAGCGATTTTATGGGACTTTGACGGACTTTGGTGGCACAAACCGCCGTAGTTTGGTTGCGTATGCTAATGCGACGGCAGGTTTTCCTTCAGAATGTGCCGCGGCTCGACTGCTCGCCGGCAATTTGCCTGGTGATGAGGCTGTGCAAGTTGTCGGCTCTGATAGCGGCGCGTTCGCCACGTTTGACACTGAGTTTCCTTTTGTGTCATCGTATCGTGCATACAACCCGCGCGCTTTTATTAATACGGCAGCGGGTGACGACCGCGACGCGATGAATTTTGTCGTGTCTGCTGATGTCGACGCTTCGTCGTCGAATACGTATTACCTGTTTCGCGATTATAGC